AGATGGCTATGTTTAAGTGCCTACAGACCTGTAAAACGCCGCCTACACCTGCGGATGTTATTGAGCAGATAACTTCTATGCACAGAGCGTTAGAGCCGTCTGACGAAGAATTATGGACGGTGTACACGAGAGCATTGAGAGATACCAATACTCAAGTGTCGAGGTTTGGATATACGTATATCGACTCTACCGGGATTTCACAAGGGCAACAGGCGAGGCAGAAGGTTGACGAGATATGGAACGGACTCCCCGGGAAGATAAAGTCTTACCTTGGCTCAAAAGGTGAGCTAATGAGAAATGCTCAGGCTTGGGGCTTGGATGCCGACTATGCAGCATTTGAAAAACCTCGCTTCTTGAAGGCGATGCCGATAATGGAAAAGAGGCAAGAGTACAGCGGTCTTATGCTTGAGGGCGGTAGTAACAAATTCTTGCTAAGGGGAGAGTGAACGAGTGAGAGCGGAAGAGTATTTAAAGCAGATACGGAAAATAGATTCTATTATCGGTGATAAGAGTCGAGAGTATAAGCGGTGGGTGGAGATTGCTAAGGGGCTTGGTGGGGGCTTTTCCGTTGGAGACCGTGTACAGACTACGAGAAATCTTCAGAAAGGCTCGGATGCCGTAATAGAGTACATAAGTATCGAGCGAGAGATAAAAGAGCTTGAGCGTAAAAGGAAGGGCATTATAGATACTATACAGCAATTGCCGTATAACGAGTATAAGGTGCTTTACGGAATATACGTTGACGGGTATATGCAGAAGGAGCTGCCGAGTCAGTTTGATAAATCCTACGAATGGGTGAAGAAGAAAAAGCGAGATGCGCTGAAGCTCTTGCAGGATATCTTAGACGAAAAAAGGGGATGACCATTACGGTCATCCTCTTGTTTAGTTCTCGAATTTATTCCAATCAGGGGCAGTAGGTGTTTCAGGATTATCAACGAGCTTGTCGGTATTTTTAACAAGTTTATCGGAATTATCAATAAGCTGTCCAAAGCCATATAGCAAAAGACTACTGATCCATGAAAACAACGGGCTGAGTATTAAAGAAACCAATCCGAGAATCATTGTACCGGGTTCGTGTTCTACTGTTCCGATTATTTGACACGCAAAAAACGACAAGAAAGCAAAGGTGCAACCTATCCAAAAGACCACTACTGCAAAAGTTTTGATTTTCTTACCGGGATTATTAAACATAGCTAAACTCCTTAAAAAGATATTGCCTTGTATTCTATCAGATATTTGTTAATAGATAATTGCCAAAGTTTAAACTTTTTTAAAAGCATTATTCTTCATAATCGTACTTAACTATGTTTTCTGCCTCGCCGGGCTTAAAGCAAGCGGTTAAGCTGATAGCAAGCATTAGAGCGGTTATTATAATCATTTTTATATCTCTCCTTCGCAAAGTTCAATTCTAAAGTGGTGCGATATATGGGAGAGGGTATGACCGTCTTTTATTCTAATGAGAATTTCTATGTATTCATCAATCTTTGAAACATCAAAGGCTCTGGGGTCGTGCGTGCCGATTTCGTAAAGAATCTGCGCTGCTTCGTAAACGGTTGAACATTCGCAGGAAAAACTATGATTTATGATGTGATAAGTGATTTTGAAGTGTTTCATTGTAAATCCTCTCTTTCTTTAGTGGGCGGTTTAGCCGCCGCCCTCGGCTCTGCGTGATTATCGGCTGTATTCCTCGCACCACTCGGTCATTTCCTCGATAGTCTCGGTTTCGTTCTCGGTGAGGCTCATATTCCCGATGTCCTCGTGGTGTGTACTGAGCCAACAAACGAGTGTCGGAAATTCACGGAAATGCTGCTTGCATTCTCTTTGGTCAAGCTCGTAAATACTGTAGTCGCCTACTCTGTCTACAAATTTCATTTTTCTTTCTCCATTTCTCCGGGAGATTAGCCGCTCCCGGTCGGCATATTATGTTAATTGTTTATGCGTTTACTGGTTGGAGCTTGTCTTGCTGAACGGGGTTTACTCTCTCGCTTCCCCAGAGGTCTCTTATCTGCTCAAGGGTAAAGCTCTTTTTGGAGTGCTTCTGATAGCCTTCTTCATGGTAATACCAAGCGTTCTTATTTTTGGAATACTTAAAGCGGAGCTGTTTGAGGGTTTCACGGTTGGGGTAGGTGTTTCCTGTTATCCATAACCAAGAGCCGCATATCTCTATTTCAATGCCGTCAAGGTGTATCAGCTTTTCGAGGATTTCACGGAATTGCTCAGGTGTCTCTTTGCTTTCTTCTTTTGCGGTGTAGGTCTCGCCGCTTGCGCTCTTGTGTACATTCTTTAAACGTGCGAAGAGCTTGTCATACTCGGCGTTGATCTCTTGCATATCGGCTGTGTTACCGCCTTTGTCGGGGTGGTGCTTGAATACGAGCTTCTTGTATTCCTTCTTGAGTTCTTCAAGGGTTTGGGGATTGTTGAACCATTTCATTTTTTCGTTTCTCCTTTTCGTTTTTTTGTTGGTGGCTGGCTCGCCTCGTCTGAGATTATTATACACCCGTCAGCGGTGTTTGTCAATCTCGGAAATTTGCACAAAGTTTCAGCGGGCTTTTTGGTAATTTTGCACACTTGACACAGGTGTATATTTATAGTATAATATAAAGGCGGAAAGGAAGTGAGAAAATGGCTATAAGATGTAAAATTGATATATTGGACGAGCTAAAAAAGGCAGGATATACAACTTACCGATTGAGGCAAGATAAAATAATGGGTGAGAGCTTAATACAACGCTTGCGGAGCGGCGGAGTTCCTGAGATCGTAGTTATAGATAAACTATGCAAACTATTAAAATGCAAGCCCGAGGATATCATTGAATACGTAGAGGATTAAAAAATACCCAAAAATACCTAAAAATACCCCTTTTTACCCCTTTTTACCCATTATTACCCTTGAAATACTGTACGGGGTATATTATACTTATACTGTAGAAGTAGATAGAAAGCACTTACCGATAAAAGGTAGGTGCTTTTTTGCGTTGTTAAAATGAAGCGAAGCACCAGCGGACTCCTTGCTTTTTTAGTACTTGTTTCTCAAGGATACCGTCAAATACCTTCTCCGGGGCGGTTACTCGGTAGCCGCCTATGGTGTGAGCGATTTATAGAAAGGGGGAGAGAGTATGCTGACCGCAAAGCAAGAAAAATTTGTACAGGGAATTATAGAAGGAAAGAGCCAAGCGGAAGCGTACCGCTCTGCTTATAGTGCCGAGAAGATGTCCGATAATGCGATATACCGTGAAGCAAGTCTCTTATACTCAAGCCCAAAGATAGCCCAAAGGATAAACGAGCTACGGGCAGAGTTAGTTAAGCCGAGCATAATGACAGCTCGGGAACGCCTTGAATTTCTCACGGGAGTCATAAACGGCACAAGGGGAGAAAAGATAACAGAGATAGTAGACGGCAAGCCCGTTGAGATTGAAGTGCCTGCAAGTATGAAGAATAGACTAAGCGCAATTGACATTATGAATAAGATGCAGGGCGAGTATGTTCAGAAGGTAGAGGCAGACGTAAAGAGAGAGTTCACTATCAATATTGAATTGAGTGACGAGTGATGCAGATAAACATAAAGATATCCAAGAAGGTATTTAATGATGTGTACCTTCCATTCCTCGATAATACGGACAGATATTTGCTATTCTACGGCGGCGGTTCTTCTGGAAAGAGTTATTTCATAGCGCAGAGATTTATATACAAGCTTATACACCCTACTCGCTGTAATTTGCTTGTAGTGCGACAGACAGGAGATACCAATAGACGAAGTACATTCCCTTTGCTAAAACAAGTCATATCCAATTGGAATTTATCAGAGCATTTCAAGATAAATGAAAGTGATATGCGTATTAAGTGTAAGATCACGGGGAACGAGGTAGCCTTTGCCGGGCTTGATGATGTTGAGAAGATTAAGTCTATAACCTTTGAGAACGGAGAGCTAACAGATATATGGGTAGAGGAAGCAACGGAGACACAAGAGGCCGACATCAATCAGCTTAAAGTCCGTTTGCGTGGTGGTAAGTCCAAGAAGCAGATGGTACTCTCCTTCAACCCGATAAACATTCAGCATTGGATTAAAAAGCACTTTATAGACAGCGGTCTTGCTACGGTGTGCTTTTCTACGTATAAGGACAACAAGTTCCTCACGGATGATGACCGCAAAGCTCTTGAGGACCTTAAGTATATAGATGAGTACACCTACGAGGTATATTGTCTTGGAAGGTGGGGTATTCTCGGCAAGACGGTATTTGATGCAAGGGCGATACAGGCTCGTCTCGATGCTATAGAGCAGATGCCAAAGCCGTTCCCTATCAAGACAGGCTATTTCATATACGACTATGACGGACTCAAGATAAGTAATATACGCTGGGTAAATGACAAGGACGGATATATAAAGCTCTATTCCCTTCCCAATCAGCCTGCCTTCACAGAGTATTGCATAGGCGGAGATACAGCCGGAGAAGGTAGCGACTTCTTTACAGGCCATGTATTGGATGCCAAGACGGGAAAGCAAGTAGCCGTGTTGAAACATCAATTCGATGCGGACCAATACACAAGGCAGATGTATTGCCTCGGTAAGTATTACAACGATGCGCTCATAGGCATTGAGGCTAACTTCGACAGCTACCCGATAATGGAGCTACAGAGACTCGGCTATATCAAGCAATACACGAGAGAGGCGCAGGACACCTATACAGGCAAGACCGAGAAGCGGTACGGATTCAAGACAACGAGCTTGACGAGACCGACTATTATCTCAAGGCTCATAGAGATTGTGAGAGAGCATTGTGAGACTATCAACGATAAAGATACCCTTGAGGAATTGCTGACGATTATACGCAACGAAAAGGGGCGTATAGAAGCTCCCGAGGGCGGTCACGATGACCAAATGATGGGGCTTGCTATAGCACATCACATAAGAGATCAAGTAGTATTCCCGACCGGGGTAATAAACGTTCCGCCTCAGCACCACTTCAATACAGAGAAACAATGGCAGAGTCAACGTGACTACGGAAATCCAAGAACTATTATTTAGGAGGATATATGGAGATATTGCTGATACTTACAGCCGGTGCGCTTAATGTAGCGTGCTTTTTTATTGGTGCGAAAGTCGGGCAGACAGTAGCAAAGGGAGAGAAGATAGAAATGCCGTCTGTAAATCTTACACAAGCTGCAAGAGGGCGGATAGACCGCAAGAAAGCTAAGAAAACACAAGACCGATACAATACCATTATGCGGAATATTGATAACTATGACGGCACATCAAACGGTCAAGAAGATGTGCCAAGGTGAGAGGTGATTAAATGGATCTTAACGAGATAAAAGAAACACCGATATGGCAGTTATACGAAAAGGGGCGTAACTATCATAGGCGTGTCGGCATTTATGAGGACACAGACCGCAATTACCGCTTTTATAACGGCGATCAATGGGCCGGGGCAAAGCTCGGCGGTGTAGAGCCGGTACAGAAAAACTTTATAAGACCTATAGTAAAGTATAAGCTGTCGGTTATTCATGATAACCTATACGCTATTGTCTATTCTTCTCAGAACTACGAAAACCACAATTTCCGCAAGGCGGCAGAGAGATACTGTGATATGCTTAACGGCTATGCGGCGAGAGTGTGGGAAAAGGATAAAATGGACAAGAAGGGGCGTAAAATTACCAAGGATGCCGCTATCAATGGCGAGGGCATTATTTACGTAGACTTCGACAAAGAGAAGATGATGCCCGTCAACGAGGTTGTCAATATGGCAGATATATATTATGGCAACGAGAATGACGATGAAATCCAAGACCAGCCCTATATCCTTATGAAAAAGAGACTTGCGCAGTCCGTAGCTATTGACCTTGCCTTGTCTCTCGGTATGAGCGAGGATAAGACGGAGTTTATCATAGGCGATAATGATACCTTTGAGGAAAGCGGAGATGCTGCAAAAGAAGAACTCGATGATAACGTAACTGTAGTATATAAGCTTTATAAAAAGGGCGGTACGGTACACTTCTCAGTTGCTACAAGGTGGATAACCATTGTAGAGGACGAGGATTTAGGTATATCCCTTTATCCTATAGCTCATTTCAATTGGGAAGAAAAGAAAGGCTCAGCAAGAGGCGAGGGAGAGGTCAAGAACCTTATACCCAACCAAATAGAGGTCAATCGTACCGAGATGCGCCGTGTTCTGACAGTCAAGGAACAGGCATATCCGATGAAGGTTATTGATGTAAGCAAGGTAGCCAATCCCCAAGCTCTTGATAATGTAGGTGGTACGATACACACCAACGGACAGCCTGTAGAAGATGTGCATAAGATTGTGGGTACAATTCCTCCGGCGCAGATGTCTCAAGATGTTGTAAAGCTCCAAGAGGACTTGATACAAATGACAAGAGACCTTGCAGGAGCAGGAGATACGGCAACGGGCGAGGTTGATCCCGAGGCTGCTTCTGGTAGAGCTATTCTTGCCGTACAGCAAGCTCAGCGTGCGCCTGTTACCGAACAAAAGGACGGATACAAAGATACTATTGAGGATGTTGCAAGGATATGGCTTGAATATCTCATAGTACACGCTACAAACGGCATAAACCTTGAAGAAAAGGTCACAGACCAAAACGGAGAGGAAACCGTACAGCTTGTCAAAGTTCCGCAGAGCGCATTAAAACAGCTTCAGGCAAGTGTTAAGATAGATATTACTCCCAAGAGTGCTTATGATCGCCTCGCACAAGAGCAGACGATAGAAAACCTACTGTTAGGAGGCTTCTTTAACGCACAGAAAGTAAGTGAGTTAGAAATCTATTACAAGGTATTGCCCGATGACTCCGTAGCTCCAAAGGTTATGATAGGTGAAGCAATAGAGTACATCAAGGAACAGCAAAGAAAGATTGCTATGATACAGGCACAGGCTCATTTGATGCAGCAGAGAGCGCAACAGTTCCTTATGGAAGATCCCGATGGACAGGCACAGCAGATAGCCGATGCGGAGGCTATGCTTATGGCTCAAAATTCTGCCGCTGACGAGGAAATCCCCGAGGAGGATGTTCCTATCGAGGGCGAGGAAGAAATGGAAGCACAGGAAAAGGAAATGGACGAGAGAGAGTCCGCAAAAGATAAACAGAAAGGCAAGAAAGGATAAAGAATGAAAAGGTTATTTATTTCACAGCCAATGAGGGGCAAAACTAACGAAGAAATCTTAGCCGTTAGAGAAAGAGCTATTGAGTCGGCAGAGCGGAATTTGGGAGAAAAGGTCGAAGTTATTGACTCTTTCTTTCAGGATGCTCCTGTAGATGCAAATCCTCTTTGGTTTCTTGCTAAATCTCTTGAGTTACTCTCTACCGCTGATGTGGCATATTTCACAAAAGATTGGGAAGAGGCGAGAGGGTGTCGCATTGAGAATGCTTGCGCCATTGAATACGGCATTGATGTGATTGAGGATTACAGAAAATAAGCACTCTTAATGGGTGCTTTTTTATATGACCAAGCGTGATGTCATTAAAAGCTCCGGGAAATACGGTGAAACAGACACCAATCAAAAAACAGGAAGGATATTCATTATGAACGAGAATGAAAACCTTGTAATCGAAGAGGTTACTGAAAACGTGGAGCAGACCACAGAAGAAACCCATCAGGAAGCAAAGACCTATACCCAAGAGGAGGTTGATGCCATTGTTGGCAAACGCCTCGCACGGCAGGAAGCACGTATCAAAAAGGACTACGAGCGCAAGCAGCGTGAGAATGACGAGCTTGTTGAAACGCTGAGAGCTGGAACAGGCAAACAGACCGTGGGAGAGTTGAACGACACTTTCACAAAGTTCTATCAGAGCAAAGGCATCAAGATCAACAAGAAGCCTGAGTATTCTACCGAGGATATAGAGGCCCTTGCAAGACACGATGCTGACGAGGTTATCCGTCTCGGTGACGAGGAAGTAGTTGACGAAGTAGACCGCTTGACAGAGATCGGAGCTGCCAATATGACCGCAAGAGAAAAGGCGGCGTTCAAGATATTGGCAGAGCATAGACAGAAAGCGGAGCGTAATCGTGAGCTTGCTGAAATCGGTATTACCGAGGAGGAGTATAATAGCCCAGAGTTTCAGAGCTTTGCTGCTAAGTTCAATTCCGACACACATATCAAGGATATCTATGATATCTACAGCAAGACATTACCCAAAAAAGAATTCAAAACTATGGGAAGTATGAAGAACAACACCACCGCTGATAACGGCGTAAAGGAATACTACTCTTTTGAGGAAGCAAGCAAATTCACAAAAGAGGATTTCGATAAAAACCCGGCGTTATATAAGGCTGTGGTTGCTTCTATGCCAAAGTGGAAATAAACCACGCTTCCCTACCAAGAAAGGAAGGTAAAACAATATGGCAGTAACTCATTTTATACAGACTATTTGGTCTAAGAAGATTCAGGACGATCTTGAGGAAAAGTGTAAGCTTGTACAGGATTGTACGAGAGAGTATGAGGGCGATTGCAAGTATGCGCAGACCGTTAAGATACTTGCTGTAGGCGACCCCACTATCGGTAACTACATCGGTCAGGACATCACCATTGAGGAAATGACCGACTCCAGTCAGGACCTCGTTATTGACGTTCAGAAGTATTTTGCTTTTGAGGTCAAGGATGTTGATAAGGCTCAGTCCGTTCCCGGACTTCCTGAGAAGTATCAGCAGAAGTCTATGCGCAAGCTCGCTCTTGCACGTGAGAAGTTTATCGGCGCACTTGTAGCAGGTAAGGCTCTGTCCTCTGCTGACGAGGAGGCAGGTAACACCAACTATAAGCCCGGCGCAACCAAGATCATAACCGCAGACAGCAACTCTCAGGCGGATATCAAGACCGCTCTTGACGATGCTATCATTACTCTCCGTGAGAATAATTTCGATGATGCCGGTATCATTGAGATTGACCCTCGCACTTATAAGACCTTCAAGGACGAGCTTATTGAGCTTAAGACCGCAAATGACGAGCTTATCAAGCGTGGCGTTGTAGGTCAGTACGACAATTACGATGTTAAGTCCACCAACAACGTATATCGTGACGGCTCTCACGTTTACTGTATCGTCCGTTCCGATAAGGCTATAGCCTTTGCAGGACAGATAAACGAGGTTGAGGCTGGACGTATGGAGAAGCGTTTCTCCGATTATGTCCGTGGTCTTGATACCTACGGCGCAAAGATCATTGCGCAGGACGAAATCGTTTGTGTAAAGATTCCCCTCGCTTAAGGGAATTGGTAAATCAAGAGGGAGCGAATGTCGCTCCCTCTTTTTTTGAAAGGAGAAAATATGACACACGAATTGTTTGTAGAACAGCCCGTGTTGGATCTTAAAGAGGGTATCAAGGTTACCCAAGAGACGGAACTTTTATATAAAAATGACAAAGTAGAGCAAGTGCTTAAAGACCTTGTTTTGGAAACAATTATGGACGAGGCAGGGAGCAACGGTGTAAACACATACAAGAGTAAATGCTATCTGTCTATCAGTCTCAATCCGGGAGATATTCTTCTATTTGATGAACAGAAAGGCTACTATATGCCTCCGTACCCTGTTACATCTATAGCCGATGCAATTAGTGATATCACTTCATTGAGTGATATTCCACATACAAAGGAAATCAACGTACCCTAAAAGGGTGCTTGATAATAGGCGTTTATTGAGCCTCAAACAAGAGGAATGCACAGCGCATAGCATAACGCCGAGAGGGGAGGGCGAAACTCTCCCCTCTTTTCGTGAGTATAGAGAGAAATCTATATTGACGAAAGGAAAGGAGAGAGAAAAATGTTTACTTTGAATGATGATTTATCCATCTATGCGACAAGGGGAGATATTGTTTTCTTTGCTGTCACGGCAGAAGAGGACGGTGTACCCTATCAGTTTCAGCTTGGCGATGTATTGAGGATAAAGATATTCGGCAAGAAAAATTGCGAGGATGTCGTTCTTGAAAAAGACTTCCCTGTTGTAGATGTCACGGAAAGCGTTGACATATTCTTGAGTGGGGAAGATACAAAGATAGGCGAGGTAATAAGCAAACCAAAAGACTATTGGTACGAGGTAGAGCTTAATCCTGCTACCAATCCACAGACCATTATAGGATATCACGAGGACGGGCCCGTTGTATTCAAGCTGTTTCCGGAGGGAGCGGATATCGGAGCATACGAGCCTACAGAGGATGATATTCCATTCATTGATAACGAGCTTGATTTGACATCAACAAGACCCATACAGAATCAGGCAGTAGCAAAGGCTGTATTGCGCCTTAACGTGGCAATAGAGGACGTTTCAAAGGATGCTGGGAAGCTCGCCGCTGCTCTTGCTGTAGAGCGTGCAAGAATTGATAACCTTGCTAAGCTAAACGAGGGTAGCACAACGGGAGATGCAGAACTTCAAGACATTCGTGTAGGCGCAGATGCAAGGATTTTTGCAAACGCAGGCGAAGCAGTAAGAACACAAGCAAGCGAGATACACGATAAGATAGATCAGGACATCGGCGTTTATGCTTTGCCTTTGGAGTTCACCGCCAATAATTACTATTTCGGTAGCCAACCTTTTAAAGTGCCTAAAGACGGAATGAGTTTGAGAATAACAGAGGCGGCAAAGGCAACGATTGACGGAATAGAGTGTACTATCTTTGCAAAAATACAGCTCGGTACTATAAACAATGGTGAGTTTGTATATGACGAAGAATTGACTTCTCGATACGCATATACCGTTTTTTCAAACCGATACTGCTTTATTCCCTACCTTGATGGCGTATATGCACAAGTAAGGGCTGTTATGCTCGGCAATAACGATACTCAGCTCAATGCGGATAACATTGACGAATATTATTCATACACAAAGTATGTAAAGGTATACACAGGCAAACCGAAGCGGTCAGGTGGTCTTTTGGGTGCTGTAATGGCGACACTCGCAAGCGACACCAAAGAGGGATATAAACCTGATTATAATTTCCGTGCGCTATCGTATAAATATCAATCAATGGTATCGCCCTTGCCTTTGAAATATGTTCGCAGAGTAAGTTGTCCTGCCAATGTATGGATGGGAGCAAAAGTATATAAATTCGACCCTATAACCCGTAAAACAAATTGGATAACAACGCTGAATTACTGTAAAAATAACCCCTGCTTTGGTACAGAGTGTGTAATTGACTTTGAGGAATACGGCGACAATTATTATGCTCTGCTTACGTTTGGAAAAGTGCCGTTATTCTCAGAGTATGACACACAAGGATACAACGGCTCTACAACGGCAACAAGTGGAATAACAAATATAGGTTTGGATTTGAGCGACTTAGTAGATTCTATTCAGGTAGAGTGGCTTCCGGGAGCAATAAGGGTAGACGGATGGGGTGGCTCTCCTATCGTACAGCAGAATATAGAGCTACTTAAAATGAATAAGCACAAGACAGTTCCGGCTATGTTTGTAAACAATAATAGCTCAGCATATAACTACATTTTAGGCAAGGACGATTTTGCAGGAGTATTTTACGGCGGTGGCTATCCCGGCGGTATGTTCTTCTATAATGTTTCCCCTGCAACCTATTACTCTTGTTTGCTTAACCCAAACAGTAACGCTTACGGAGATGTAGATACAACCTTGGGGGGAATGAAATACGGAATAATGTGTAGTGGCTTTGCCGTGCTTACACACGGGCATCCGATACCTCGCTCAACCTTTGATATGCGGTATAACCCCGATGTAGAGGGATTTGAGCTTAAGCCTATGAACCTTAAAGCGGATTTGCACAAGCTCAAGCCTTACGACATTATAACGCAAGGCGCAGGGCAGACAGGACATAGCGTTCTTCTGACAGGAATAGCGAACGTAGGCGATATGTGTACGGCATTAAAAGTTATGGAGGCTTCTACCCCGGCAACGAGAGAAAATGTATTCTTCCTTCATAACGGCGTACCGTACTACAAAGACGAAGCTGAAACGTGGTATCAAGAAGCTTACGATTATATGGCTATTTCCGATCCAGAGTATGACGAAACCCTATACGACAAAGCAAATTGGGTAGCACCATACACTACGCCTCAGAAGGTTATGTGTAATCGTGGATATGGCGCAGTTTATCTTGAGGGCTTAACGCATCCTATCTTGAGCATCGACACGACAGTAACGGAAATAACAATCACCAAGGACGGAGAGGAAATAGGAACATACGCTGTTTCCAATCTTAACCCGACATTAAAGAATGGCTACTACCTTGTAGACATTATAGACATCGTTAGTGCAGGCACAATACGTGTATCAAACAATATGGATGATTCCGTAGAGGAATTCCATATTATCAACGTTGATAGTTATGCTGTGAGTACAACGCTAAATGATGATTATTTGAGTATTACAGTAACGCATCCCGAAAAGGTAAAATTCATAGAAGCAAACTATCATTGTTCCGAGGGCAACTACGCAGGGCGGAATGCCCCGATGTTCTTC